CCCCTCCATGACCGGCAGGGCTGTAAGATTACTCATTCAAAACTACATGGAGCTTGTTGGGGAAGCATTTCTTATGCTGGAGAGAGACTCAGCCGGGGTTCCAGCAGAGCTTTGGCCTGTCCCATCCACATGGGTCAGAAAGATACCAGGTAAGGAGAGCGATTTTTTCGAGGTTAGATACAATGGGTTAGATCTCAAAGTGGCAAAGGACGATATGATCTGGATGAGAAACCCAGACCCATCAAACCCATACGGAAGAGGCACAGGTATTTCAGAGGCCCTAGGGGATGAGCTGGACGCAGATGAGTATGCGGCAAAGCATGTTAAATCATGGTTCTACAATCGCGCCACCCCAGACATTCTGGTTGGAATAAAAGGTGCGTCTGAGTCGCAACTGAGGGGAGCGAAACAGGCATGGGAAGACAATCACAAGGGATCTGAAAGGGCGTTCGGGTCCCACTGGCACTCTGGCGAAATGCAAGTCAATCAACTCAGTCAGACATTTGCAGATCAGCAGCTTGTTGCATTCAGAGAGTTCCAGCGAGACTTAATCGTTAACACTTTTGGTGTTCCCCCTGAGATTCTTGGCATTTTAGAGAACAGCAACAGGGCAACCATTGAAAGCGCCGATTACCTATTTACTAGGTGGGTGGTTGTTCCGAGACTTGAATTTTTGAGAACAGAGCTTCAGCAGTCGCTTGTTCCTATGTTTGGTGAAGATTTAGTTTTAGAGTATATAAATCCTGTGCCAGAAGACAAGGAACACATGTTACAGGTTGCGAAGGCTGCACCCTATGCGTTCACTGTTAATGAGATTAGAGCCATGGGATCACATCAGCCCCTGGATGGAGATGGAGGGGACTCCCACTGGGTACCGCTCAATGGGGCCTTGGTTGACGACCTAGGAGCTGCGAACCTCCATGAGGATGAGGAAGAGGAAGAAATCGAAGAAGACAGCGATATTCCACAGGTAGAAGAGGAGCAGGTGGAAGAAGAGCTACAGTCAGGAAGCGAAAAAATGAACCCGGAGGGAACCTATGAAGTGGTTTGATCTCTCTCAAGAACCTAGAGATGGGGATTTTGAGGAAAAGTTATCCAAGGCAGACGGCGTTGTTAAGTTTACCAACGTGGAAGTCCAACCAGAAACAGTTGACGCATCAAGCGAGGAGGATGGGTTTTCTCTATCCTTTAACGTATCCACCCCTACAGTTGACAGGGATGGAGATACTATAAACCAGGGAGGATGGGAGCTATCTGATTACCAGAAGAACCCAGTCGTACTTTGGGTTCATGATGCAAAGTCTCCGCCTGTTGCTCGATCTACAAGCATCTTTGTTGATAACGCGAACGGCAATGGTGGAGTGCTAAAATCCACTGCCGTTTTCCCGTCGAAAGACCTGTACCCATTTGGGAACATGATTGGACGCTTATACGCAAACCAATTCATGCGAGGGGCGAGCGTTGGCTTTATCCCGACAGAGTTTGAAATAAGCAAAGACAGAGATGGGTTTCACCCCACAGACTTTAAAAAGCAAAAGCTTTTAGAGTGGTCGGCTGTTCCAGTTCCAAGCAATCCAGATGGGCTATCTCAGGCAAGAAGCTGGGGCATTGACGTAAGCCCTATGGTGTCCTGGGCAGAGAAGATACTGGATGGCGAGGGCATTTTAGTCATAAAAGAAGCCCAGCATCTAATGTCGCGCCAACAGGTATTTCAAATGTACAAGGATGCCAAAACTGGAAAGTGCTTCTTTGTTCCAAAGGGTGGATGGCTGGAGCTGGAAGACAGCGAAGAAGGCGGAGCAGAGGCGCAATCTGTCGCGGCGAGCCAGGAGGAGATGCTTTTCTCTGATGATGAGGGATCAGTTGAAGAGAAAGAAGACGGTTCTATCTTGGATGAGCCTGCGATAACAGAAGACGAAGAGAGAGAAGCGCAGCCAAGGAAAGAAAAGGGAGCGATCTCTTATGACGCAGCGCATCCAAACGGGACACCAAAGGCCGCAGATGATACAGCATGGGATGGACCAGCCGAGAAGTCAAAGGCAGACGTGGAAGAATTGTATCACATGTGTGCATGGTATGATGAAAAGGAAGAAGACACGAAAAGTGCATATAAGCTTCCACATCACTCTGCCGATGACTACGTATTGGTCTGGCGTGGCGTAACTGCCGCAATGGCTTCCCTGCTTGGGGCCAGGGGAGGGGTGGATATACCAGAAGAAAATAAACGCGCAGTTTATGACCATTTAGCAAAACATTACAGTGACTTCGGCAAAGAGCCACCACCATACAGTGATGGCGAATCAAAAGCAGATGCTGATAATGTTGACGTTACCGATGATACCAATAATGATGCTATTGAAGATACTCGCAAAGATATTGGTAATCTTGGTGTAGACATACAGGAAAAATGCAGTAAGACTGTGTTTGACCATAAACAGGCAAAACAGGTAGTGAAAGCTGCCGTAACAGAAGAAATGAACGCCCTGAGAAGCCTTATTTGTCAACTCAGTGGTAAACAAGGAGAACAACGATGAGTATTGTCTCGAAAGAAGATGTTCAGTCATTCGTTAAAGAAGCCTTGGGTGAGGAAATCGCTGATCTCAGGGAAGAAATTGTTAAAATGTCCAAAGACAATCAGGAAAAGAAAGAAACTGATCGAAAGTACACACACGCTTTCGTCGGTGAATCTGCTCGCCCTGAAGTTGAGGACAACCTTAAGTCACATCCAGAAAAAGGCGTGAAGGCAGCTCGATTTATTCGACTGTTAGCAGCAGGTCGGGGTGATCCCCAACGTGCCTCAGAGATCGCCAAAAGCTGGGGTGATCAATATATGCAAAAAAGCTTGAACGAATCCGTGTTCCAGGCTGGCGGCGCATTGGTTCCAGAGGATTTCATGAATGAAGTTATTGAACTTCTTCGTGCAAAGACTGTTGTTCGTGCCATGGGTACACCAAGTATCCCCATGAACATGGGTTCCATTACAATGCCTTTCCAAGATACTGCCTCTACGGCAAACTATATTGGAGAGTTGCAGAATATTCCACAAAGCCAACCATCCTTTGGTCAGTTGACCCTTTCGGCAAAGAAACTTGTTTCTCTTGTTCCGATTTCCAACGACCTTCTTCGCGATGCGTCAATTAATGTTGATGCCATGGTTCGCGACGATATGGTTCGTAGTATGTCTCTTCGGGAAGACATTGCGTTCATTCGGGATAACGGCGGATCAAATACCCCTAAAGGTATGCGATTCTGGGCATTACCAGCCAACGTATTTCAACGTACTTCGGCAGGTGGCGCTGGTGCCGCAACGCTAGATGAGATCACAAACGATCTTTTCACGGCAATGCTAAACCTGGAAAATCTTAACATTCCATTAAATAACGCTGGATGGCTCATGACTCCCCGCACAAAAGCAGGGCTTATGCGTCAGCGAGACCTTAATGGAAACTTTGTCTTCCGTGATGAGATGCTTCGTGGAACCCTTATGGGCTTTCGCTATAGCAGCACCACTCAGATTCCAACCAATCTGAACGTAAGTGGCGCAGGAAATGACACAGAAGTTTACTTTTGTGATTTTTCATCCCTGGTTATCGCTGAAAGCACATCGCTTGAGGTTAGTGTCTACGAAGGCGGAGCCTTCAACGACGGCACTGGGGTTGTAAGTGGCATCTCTTCCGATCAAACCGTTATTCGTACACTTTCACGTCACGATTTCGGTGCGAGGCAGCGCGGACAAGAGATTTCTGTAATCACCGGAGTAGACTGGGGCGTATAGTCCTAGGTAAAGGAGTAAAACAATGTCTGGTATTTCATTCGTGCATGATGTTGGCGCATACATTGTATCTAATCTTCTTTTGCAAGATCGCTTTGCAACTGGAGATCCAGAGAATGATGGGGCGTCACTTGACACCATTCCCAGTAACGAGCAAGAGCTTGGTTCAGCTCTCATCCAATGTGATGCGGCCGGAACCATTGCCCCTGCCGAAACTGCAACCTTGGC